AAAGCCGCCTTCCTTACCCCATCTGATTTTTCCTGAAGTCGTTCTCGGACGAAGTCCCCCAGTCTTCCAGATGCCGCCTCAACCTCATCTCTTGTCACATCTATTCCGGACGCAAGAAGAAGGCCGTACACTTCTCCCACCTCTTTCGCCTTTATTGACATATCAAGTTGCTCGGCAATAAATGCTGTCGTAATCTCATTTCCTGCATCTGCGAGCGTCTTCTTTACCTCGTCAGCTGAAAGGCCCCTTCCGATGGCAAATCCGAACGCTTCTCCCACGCCCTCCATCTCTGCGACTCTTCTGGTCTGATCGGCCACCAGCGCCTTGAAAAACTCGCGTGATTTTTGCTCAGTCCCCTCGAATCCCTTTTGAATTTTTGCAAACGATTGATCGAACGCCTCCTCGAATGACTTCCCTGTTCTCACCGCAAAATCGATCTGGCTATTGAGTTTGTTCGAAGTATTGTCGAACTCTTCGGCGAGCTGAGCTGTCACGTCTTTAAGCCTCTGTAGATCATCAGAGGTGGGTTGAATAGCCGACTGAAAAAACTGGAGCTTGCTAGTGATTTCGGTCAGCTGTGGGCCCGTTGCTCCGAGTGAATTAAGGAGCTCGAGGGTTCCTTGTCTAAGGGTGACAATGTCTCTCTCTAGATCAGCTGTAAGGCTCGAAAAAAGCCCTCTGTCTTTTGCGGTATCGGTTCCCGATCCAATCTTCAATTTCACCTTATTGATCTCATCTGCCGTTTTTTGAACCTTATCAAGCAGTTGGTCAAACTGAGATGAAACGTCACCGATGCCAAGAGATGTTTTTCCGATTGCCATCAGTGATGACTTGAGCTCCTCAGTTGCCCTCCTGAGCTCATCGGCGTTTTTCTTGGCGTTAATCATCGCAAGCCCTGCTGCAGAAAATGCAAGAGTGAGACCTATGAGCACCGGCCCACCGAGAGCTGACATCGCTAGTTGCAAAACACTGAAAGCACGGGCTGCTGTTCCAGCCCCTGTTGCCATGGTTGTCAGGGCGATTTTTACGACCTCTAGAGAGGTTTTTAATCCCAAAAGAGCATTTGATATGCCAAGAAGTATTTTCGCGCTTAGAAACGAAATAAACGCCGTCCCAGCGGCCTTGATTGCGGTGGCGAGGTTCCCGAGCTGCTGGCTTCCGTTTACAAGGTCTTCAGCCAGTCGGGTGAAAAAATCCAAAACCGGAAGGAAATAGGTTTTCAGAATGTCCCCCAGTCGGATCGCCACATCGTTGAGCCGGCTGCTGAGGAGAGTGATTTGGCTTTCCGTGGTCGCGAATCTCTTTGCCGCCTCGTCCGTCAGCGCGTTGTTTGCCTCGAATGCCTTCGTAGACCGATCTACGGCATTTGATAGGAGGTCACCCGCTTGAGCAACCGACAAGAACCCTCTCTTCAATCTTGCGTCACCTGCTACCAAGTCCTCCAATACGAGCGACGCTCTGTCCCCCGATTTTTCCAGCCCCTTCACGAAAAGCTCAAAAGCTTGAGCCGGTTTCTTTTTCCAGATTTCTATGAACTCTTGCGCCGATGTCCCCGTTAGTCCCGCAAACTTCTCGAGCTCCTCCCCTCCGCTCAAAACGGCTTGATTCAGAGACTCGAGAACCTTAGCGACTGCCGTCCCTCCAGCTTCTGCCTGTACTCCCACAGATGTAAACGCTGTAGCGATGGCGAAAATGTCCGATGACGCTAGTCCGGCCACTTTCCCAGCGCCGGCGATTCTGGTCGCAAAGTCTACAATCTCGCTTTCTGTCGTCGCAAAATTATTTCCGAGGTCAACGACCGCCGACGCCATATTCTCGACGTTTTCAATCGGACTCTGAAAAATGTTAGCAATCCTCGCAAACGATGTCGCCGCCTGATCCTCTGTTAGGTTTGTGGCCACCGAAATGGCCGCAATCGTTTTCGTAAAATCAATGAGCGATTCTTTCGCTACTCCGAGTTGGCCTCCAAGTTCCCCAATCCTCGCCAACTGCTCAACGGTCAATGGAACCTCTTTCGCAAGGTTACGAAACTCTTTTGAGAGTGCCTGAAATTCCGCTTCTGTTGCCTCCACCGTCTTCCTGACGCCTGCAAATGCGGACTCGAAGCTTACAGATGCATCAAAAGCGGCCTTAAGAGCCTGAGTGAATTTTTGAACAATAAGAAAGCCGCCGAACGCTTTTAGAGCATCTCTGATGATGCCATTGAGGCTGAAGAATGACTTGTTGGTGGACTGAGCTTGCTTGTCCAGATCAGAAAGAGCACCCCTTGCTGCCTTCACTTTCGATTGAAGGTCTTGAATGTCGATTCTGGTTCTGATCTGAGCCTTCTCGTCACCCTCTTTTTTGAATTTTGTCAGTTCGGCCCTGGCCTTATCGAGATCGACCTGAAGCTTTGCAATGGTGGCTGTAAGCTGTATTTTTTGTTTTGTTTTGGCCTTCTGCTGAAAATCAGCCAAAAGCCTATCTCCTTTCGCAACCGAATTTTCAAGATTTCGGATGTCTCCAATGATCGATACTGTAATATCTTTAGCCATTTTTTATGGTTTTTACTGGCTGAAAATTGAGCGAACCTGAATCCATTCTTTTTTCAAGTTCTCTTGTGATCCTGATCGCATCCTCGTCTGATAACTCTCTTCTTTGGGCCGCAAGCGCTGCTTGAGCTTTGTTTTGTTTTTTGCCCTCCTTAGTCTGCTCTCTGAGGTTCCAAACTATTCCTTCATTCAAAGCCTTTATTGATTCCCACGTCATCCGCTTTAGGCTTTCGAGAGTCTCGTTGGTGTGTTCAAGAATAAAGCATATAAACTGCGAATCAGGAGGTAAATAATCAACGCTCCTTTGCTTTTCATCATCGATTTTCTGAAAGTATCCCTTCGCGAATGTTTCAAGGATCGGATTTAGGATTTTAGTGAGAGCTTCTGTCGGAATTACTCTAAGTTCATCCACTGTCAGAGTATCACCCGCGCCATTGCTTTTCGAGATAAATTCGGAAAGCCAAACAAGTAAGCCGCTCGACCTATCGTCTTCTAGCACCTCAGCCATCTCTAAAATCTCCCCGAATGTTCCCTGCAGGTATTCGATCTCTATGGTCTTTTGTTCTGAGACCTCTATTTTCATTCGGTATTTTTTCCGGTGGAATTCCAGCATTTTAAAAAGAGGAGAGAATAAAATCCCTCCTCTTTTTTACCATATTCCGATAGATCATTCCATTACTAGAGAATCTCGTTGTAGTAGGTGAAGGTCGCACCGTCGTTTGCTTTAAACACAAACGGGGTTCCGTTCAAATCACCAGCCTCAACGATATCCAAGAACTCCAAGCCATACGCGCCTTCAAAGGTTGCGGATGACAGGGTAACGCGTCGAATGTCTGACCCGCTTGTAGCAGTGATTCGCACGACCAGGCTGGCTGATTCGGTGAATGTCACATTGAGGACAAGAGATTCTGAAGCGTTTGGAGTGTAGTCGTAGTTGATGGTCACGTTCTGGGAAACAGTCGTCAGGTTTGCCGCCGAGGCGATATCCTGAAATACAATTCCGTATTCTCCGGATGGGAGCTTGACGATATCGTAGTCATCGTTCGCAGTAAGTGCGCCATCGGTTGCGCCGGTAACTGAGTTGATCGTGATGGCACCTCCGTTGCCGTTCTGATGTGCGATGGCAATATAGGTGTTCACGGCCCATGATCCTGATGCTAGGACTTGGGTTGCTCCAGATACGAGCGTTCCGGCTACGTCTGATGGTGTACCACCAAGGATGATATTGATCAGATCGCGGCTCGCTACTTCTAGGAAGGATCCCTCGATTCGGGCTTCTGGCCTGTAGCCTTTGAACACTGTACCAGTGTCATCGGCTTTTACTTCAACCTGATTAGCCGCAGTATCGAAAAGAGCATTCAGACCACGAACCGAAGCTACGCGCGTAAAAACGGTAGGGGTCGCGATCGGTGCTACTTCCAAAATACCTACAAACTTACCGAGGTCATTGGAGTTGATTGCCGCCATATTCGTAGGGACTTAAGAGATAAAAAAATCTTACAACTGCTCAAACTTGTAAGCTGAGCGGTTTTGGTAGGCTTTGGCCTCGTGGGCCTCGACCTCTATCACATCTCCTTTCTTGTAGAAATTGGACTTAAAAGTCGTATCCATAAGAAAAGTAAGGCTGAATTTTACGTCCTTAGCCGCCGGACGAAGAGTAGTTTCGTTTGAAAACTTTTTCTTCTTCGATGGGCTTTTGCCCCTCGCCGATGATGTGGTTTTCTTGTTTCCCATGCATCAAATTTAACAGGCTTTATGTTGTCTCGTCAAATTGGAACTGAAGGAGGCTATAGTAGAACCCATTTTCGAGCATAACGTTAGGATCTGATTGGCCGAGGAAAGCAATTTTGTAGTACTCGTTTCCATTCAGACTCGTCTTATCCTCAAAAAAATCAATCAGGAGTTGCGCGAGCGTTTCGATGGTATCGATATTTTCAGAGTAGATGAAAAACCTGAACTGATGCCGGTCTCTTACCATGTCCCTTTGTTTGGTTGGCCGGTCAAAGGTGATATAGGTTTGTGTTTGCTGATCAATCGGGTTCCGGTTGAATATACGTCCGGAGATGATCGCATTGATGCTGGCGTCTGCGATGAGAGCCGCTGCTATATCGGTTTCAATCATGATGTTGGTGTGTTAGCGATGATTTTGAAAATGAGAGCTTCGACGTCATCGAATGATCTTTCGAGGAATTTCTGACCGACTCCTACATAGACCACGTTCCCATTTCTGTGATAATTGTATACGTTTCCTTTTACTCCCTGGTCAACAAAAATCGCATAATCGACACCAAAGCTTCCTACTTGAACTTCTATGATCGGGCCGCGTATGAATGGCCCTTTAGTTGAGATGGACTTGTCCAGCTTTCCTGTTTTAATCGCTACTATCTCATGAACCCGCCTTTCGTAGAGGTTCCCTGCCGAAAGGATACTGAAGGCAAGATTTTTTTTGTATTTCTCGAGCTGATCCGATAAGACGCCCATTAGTTTTGTTCTTCAAGGGTATAGACAACATGATTTGCTGACGAGGAAACGCCTTTGATCTCGTGCTTCTTGGTGATGATGTAGTTTTGAGAATTTACCACTACTCGATCTCCGCGAACTGCTCCGTTGTAGATGGCTTCGACCTGAAGGATCCATATATTCTTAAAATTCTCAAATGATCCCTGGCTTTTCTCGTTTCTGTTTTGGTTAGATGTAGAATGAAGTCTACACCGGATTGCAGAATACCTGACAGACTGACTCTTCACCTGAGCCTTAGTTGCGCTTGTTGTCACGGTGGTGTTGTAGATCGTGCAGGTGTCCTGCAGCGCATCTGCGAATGCCATTAGTAGGTTGCTTTAGCGGATCCAGTTGCCCATTCCTTCAGGAGTCTCTTTGCAATTTTTGGGATCTGTAAGGCGTATCCGTCCCGATCTGATTCCTCAGAAAGGGTTCTCGAATAACCTGTTCCAGACCAGCTTTCTGACTTCACTGCTGATTGCTCGGCAGTCTGATCGCCCTTTAATATCAAGTCTGTTGTGATGTAAATGTGCGCAAGCTTTACCTTATACGGAATTTCCGAATTTCCATCCTCGTCAATAGTTGGGAATTTTCGAACTTGTGATGATTCTGCTCTTGTGACGATATTCACATACTCATCTATGATCGTTTCGGCAAAAAGCGCGTGTGGCCTCCACGCTGTTTCATTCGCGATTGCGGCTGCTGCTGCTGCAGACCTGTTGTTGACCTGCCATTCTGAATAGGTGCTGTATGTGGCGACTGTTGGAATAGTTGAGGACATTTGTGGTTCTTAGGTATCTGAATAATACCATCAGTGATCAAACTTGCCATACTCTTCCTCGAGAACATGTCCCATGTACCAGACGTTGCTAATTAAAAAAGAGCAAAACATCGCAAAGACAAAGGAGGTTTCGTGATTGTCGAGTTCAGCCTCGTAAATCCACATTTCAAAAAAAAGAAAAACAAGGCTTAGCAAAAGGAATGTGCCGAGTATGGTCATCAACAAAGAATGCGAAAGGTGCGCTGAATTATGAAGCATCTCCACGTCCCCCACCTTCACGCCTCTCATCTTTAGATCAGCTCTGTTTTTCAATGTTTTTTTTGAAACCTTGCCAGATATATAGACAAGATACGCGAGGACTATTATTGCAAATAGATGTGCTTCCATTATTTCTGCTTATAAAGCTCTTTCGTCTTCTTTTCCATGTATTTTGATCCGTAGACCTCCACAAGCTCTAGGATTTTGCTCGATGTAATTCCAACGACTACCATGGTTGCCTTTGATAGATTCGAATCAAAAATTCCTCCGTTAGCATACCTGATTATGGCGTCAATTAGAAAGGCCATTGTTAACGAAACGGCAATGTTTACCAAAAGGCTGAAAGCGAAAAAGTCCCCTCCGTTTTTTACCTTGTTCAAATACACGACCAAAGACGTAGTTCCCGCGATAATAAATGAGGCTATCATGCTTGCGGTGAAGCCAAGCTCTCTCAATACCTCTGCAATGAGTGAAGGTTTATCTAACATCAGATTCAGGATTACCGCTTAATTCAGAAGGCTTAGAGCCTCTGAGGTTATTGTACAGGGCGGTTCCAAATCCGAAAGATGGAGCTGATACTAAGGCAATGAGTTCGATCCAGCCTTCTGGTGCAAGAGCCGTGAAAACCCCATAAGAAAGCGAAATAATCCCAACGACAAAACCGTATAAATACCTAGAGTCGATGTCAAAAAAACGCTTGAGGAATTGTACAATAAGTGGCCCGATAAAAACCGAAAAGGTCATGAGCTCTGCCGGATATTGTTCCATAGTAAAAAATTATTTTATAGACTTGAGATCCTTTTCTCTCGACTCCTTGAATCCAGAAATTCTTTCTTCCTCCTTTGAGATCTTCCTTTTTGCAAACTCTTCCTGCTGCTTGATGATAAATTCCCTATTCAACTTCACTGAATTGAAAGGTTTTTTTTCCGTTTTTTGGTGTTCGTAATTCATCATCTGAATATATGCCCTCATCTCTTGATAGGTTTCAAAATCTACATTTTTTGGACTTAGACTAACTGAAGCCACCGTAACAGCTGCCGCAATTGTGCCCAATAATACTGTTTGAAGTGAGCTGGTTTTTTTTATTTTTTTCATTTTTAATACATGTCATAAGATAGCATTGCGTGACTAACCCTTATTATAGTTTGAGTTGCTGTTGATTTATTTGACAGGCTCAGGTGATTCATAACAGTCTTAGCTGGAGAACCATCAGGCACTCGTGTCGTGTGAGTGGCTTCGAGGATTCCATTAACATAAAATTCAACACTAGAGCCAGAACTAACAACTATCGAAAGAAGATCTTGGGAGCCAGCAGTCCAACTTATAGCCGTTGTTTGTTGGGCTGTTCCGTCTCCAGAACTTGCCGTCAGTGTCGCTGATCCTGAAGCTGTTCTCTCAATAATAAAGCCTACATGGTCGCGAGTCAGTGCCCCCAGCCCAGTCCCATCGATTGTAGGGTCAGCCAATCCAAGAAAGGCTATGTAATCAGTTCCTTGTGTTTGAACTTTTGCATTAATTGAAAACTTAGGATTGTAATCAAAGTAAGCATACCCACCCTGATTTCTTTTCACTATCTGTAAATAAGAACCTGCAGTTGCACTTGTTTCCATTTGAAGTAGTCCTGGGATGGCTGTAAGGCTTGCGGCTCCACTGTTTGCAAAATCCACATCGTATCCATCTAAACTCTCAAATGTATTTGAAATAACTACTTGCGGCTTTGAGGGTGATTGAATGTCGCTCAACATAGCGAGAGTTCCGTTTTGATCAGGTATAGTGATTGTTCTTGTTGTTCCTGTGGTAATTCCTGACGCCTGAAATGCCGCGACCTTTGTGTTGTCTGCCTCATCTACGATGAAAAAAGATGAGTCAACAAAGCTTTTTCCGATGACATAAGTCGCTGCGCTTGCGATCGAAATAACGAAAGCTGAGAGTGCGAATGCGAGTAATGACCTGCTGATTGTTTTCAACATGTGACAGAATTAAAGAACTAATAAACTGTATACTCTAGGGATGTTGATGTGCCTCCGTCAGTCGGAGCTTGATCAATTACGACGGCTCCAGTTGTTCCTGTTGCTCCGGAATTGATAGTCAGAGTGTCCGATGTTCCGAAATCACCGTTGACCTGGGTGTAGTTGCCGGTAATTGAGACATTCCCATTGAACTGGCCATCCACTTGGTTGTTGTTGGCCCCTGAGTTAATTGTCAAAGTGCTGACGTATGTGATGTTTTCTTCAATGTTGTTGTCACCTGAGATCGTATGAGCAAGGGCAATGTAGCCATTTGCAATCCGATTATTCGATGCAGAGGAACTATCCATATTAAGCCCGCCGGATCCGAGATAAAAATTCGACAGAAGGACATTTGAAGCTCCGCTTAGGTTCAAACAATCAACGCCGTTTCCGTTCAGTTTTATGTTGGTTGCAAGGGCCGAAGCAGTGATCTCTAGTTGAGGCCCGTTGCTTGCGTATGTACTAGAATAACCGTTCAGGATGCCACCACTGAGTTTTACTTGAGCGTCTATAGCTGACAGCATATTGGTCACAACGCCGCCTGTGATTTCTACCTGTGAAGCATTAGACAGTGTTCCTGCGAGTGTTACGTTATTCACAATGCCGTTTGAAACATAAAAGCTGAAAGTAGCCGATGTTCCACCACCTACTATCTTGATGTCTCTTGCTGTAGATGAAGCGGTGGTGATATATACCCCGCTCGTCGCAATGTTTGGCCCTTCATATGTGAGATTCTGAATATGGACATCAGTCGACGAAGGCCACGGCCTACTACCCGTCTGAGTTGAGTTGTTGTCGATCTTTAGGTCTTTGATGAATATCTCGGCGTTGGTGTCATCGAAGAGTTCGACATTGCTGCTGGATGTGTGTGCGAACTGAAGCTCGTCTACTTCCTGATTTTGTCCCTCAAGAACTACCTTTACGCCTGCTGAGCTTGTGAATTTGTAGTTCCCTACGTCATAAGTGAAGCCATTGAACATCAAGTGAAAGTTCCCATCTAGGGGGACATCTGAGTCCTCAGTGACCGAAGAAAGCAAGTATGCTTTATACGGGGCTGTCTCTCCGGCAATCAGGGCCGCTATGTCTGCATAGTCACATCCTGAGCTACATACGGAGTTAAAATCCCAAAAGCCACCGCCTGAGAGGAGGTCAAAAGTTGTCGTTCCGTCGTAATACTTGAGACCGTCAGACGCGCGCCATATGTCACCCTCGACGGGTGTTGCGTTGACAGTATCAGCGGTCAGATTAATTTGCGCGTCAGTGGCTTCATCGATGGATAGCGCATCATCTATGGCCAAGTTTCCTTCAATCGTAAGGTCTCCAGGGCCGAAGCCTCCAAACGTCAAAGTGTCAATGTCCGCTTCGTCTGCGAAGATGTTCCATCTATGCGTATCGTCCCCGAGGGTGTAGTCATTGCTTACTGGGACTAGGGCGTTTCCAATTTTTTTGATGAATCCAGGTAGCCCCTGCGAGTGCGCCTGAGTAAAAATAGACAACACTACAATTGCCGAGAAACCGGTAAAGAAGATCGTGAATAGCTTTTTCATGAATTGCGATTAAGAAATTCTAAACAATCTCGTACCAGTAGACGACACCTTCTCCATCGACGTCTGCATCGATGTAAACATCAGCAAGGTCAACATTGAACATCTCCCGAAAAAGCCCATATGCTGGCATTACTTCTTGGTAAGCTGAGCTTGAAACGCTGGAAGTCCCCTTGTAAATATCCATGGTGTTGGTCTTCTTGCACTGGATACAAAGCCTCTTGACCACGCAGCTTGTCGCTCGCAGTGGCTCAGCTGTCCCGGCTGTTGTCACGTCTTTCTCGTGCTGAGTCGGGTCGTTATTTCTTTCTACGAAGAGAGTCATGTGATGGTTTTTTTAAGGATATTACTTTTTTGAACCCTTTTTTTCTGGTTTTAGTTCTGGCTCATCATCAACGTCGCTCTCTTCTTCATCCTTTAGCTGCTCTTCGACATCAACTTTTTCTTGAGTCACTTCTTCATTACTAAGGTTGTCCCCTTGCGTCTTTGCCTCTTTTGAGCTGACAGAAGAAAGCTTCCCCTTTAAAAAATCTTCAATTTCCTTTGCTCCAAGCTCTTTTACATCCTGAATTCTTCGTAAGACAACGGCTTCATCCTCGCTTTCGGTCTGGTAAAACTCAGTAACGAACTTGATCACCGACGTTGGCCCGCTGACTTGCTTTCCTACGTGTGACCTAAATACATAGAGTGACACTGTTTTTGTTGCCATGTTTCAAATTTAAAGATCGAGTAACTGAAAAATACCACGTGCAAGAAAAAAGCACAAAAAAAAAGAGGGGCCGATTAAGCCCCTCCTTATTTTCTCGTGGTTTAGACCGTGAGATTGTGAATCAAAATTGATTCGTCTGCTGGGTTGTGGAACTCATAGGTAAGTTCTCCCAGAATCTTGAACGTGCGACCATCAACCTTTCGAAGGGTTGTTTCTTCGATAAAGAATGGCTGCATCGGAACTGCCTTGTGGGAGTTCGGGTTCGTGATGACAATCATGTCTTTGGGGAAGTTTCGGTCTACGACGATCTCGACGAGAGCGCCTCCATTTGTTCCGGCGAGATCAGACTGGAATCGAGCGACGTAACTTCCGGCTGTAACATCTCCGCGAATAATCACGGGGTTGTTTCCGGTTGTATTGAATGCGCTCATCTTGCGAGCCTGATTGCTGTTACAAATGATACGAGTCAGGTCGTTTCCGTTTGCCCCATTAGATACAGCCTGTTCAACGGCGTTGTTCAGGATTGTTGGGGTAATGGCCACGGCTCCGGCGTCGAGCTGTGAAGCTGCCTGAAGTTGAAGGAATGAGATCATACCCCTAAAGGTACCATTGTCCCCTCCGTCAACTCTCTGCTCTGGAAATCCGTTGATCAACGAGTTGTTATACTCGAAGAGGATATTTGCGAGCTGATTTGAGGTCTGGAAATCAACCAAACTCATGACTTTCTTATCCTGATCCGCCTCTGTCGAGAGCCCGTGAAATGCGGTCTGAAGGGTCGAACGGCTGAGGGTGAAGTCTCGGCGGAAAATCTGAGTGTAGTTTTGTTTCTTTGTTGGTTCAACATTGGTGCTGAGATCCTGATCTGATCCCTCAGCCTTTGGTCGAGCTACAAGAGTTGCGATCGATGCGTTGAGAATGTTTTCATCTGTTCCCAAGCGCTCAATCACGAGCGTTGTTGCGTTAGTAACGCTTGATACTTTTGCCTTTACGGATGTTGATGCACCGCTTGGCTTTTCGAATTGCAAGATGTCTCCAGCTTTTACGCCGACTGTACTGACCAAAACCAACGCGGTGGAAGCCGTGTTAGACTGGGCGTTCACAGTCCATGTGGTCTGAGATTTCTTGTATTCAAGCCACTTGTGCACGTGATCCTTAGCATACTGAGACTCGTCCTCAACGATTGGAATCATGCCCGCCACTGCTGGCGCTTTCGCGATCAAAGATCGGAAAATTGGCATCACATCCTCAATCTGATTGGCGAACTCAGTAGATGTTTGTAGATTAGCCACTTTTTAGAGCTTAGGAAGTAAAATTATGCGCCCCTCTTTGCTGCTAAAAGCTCTCGATTGAGGCGGGTCGTGAGCTGTACGTCCCCTTTCTTTATAGCTTCGTCCAATTGTTTTTGGAGCTCGGCTATTTGACCGGCTGACTTTTCGTTGTTCCCACTACCTCCAGGCGGGGTTCCGTTCATGTTTGACTTGACGCCAAACTTTTCAAGAATGGTCGGGAGCAATGATTGCTGTTTGTCAATAGAATGAGCAGAAAGCATTTCCGTAACAACCTTTCGGTCATCCTCATTCTTGATTGATGAAAGCTGATTCTGGATCGACTGTTTGAACGATTCCTCATAAGAGGTCAATTTCGCAGTTAGATCCTGCTTTTCCTTTTCGAGAGTTTCGGTTTTTCCTTTCTCCTCTTGGTAGAGTTGCTGGAATTCTCCTTTCTCTTCGAGGGCTTTCTTTTCAGCGGCGGCCTTCTCATCCTGAAGCTTTCTCAGCTCCGACTCTGCAGCTTTTCGCTTTTCTCTCTCTTCGCGCAGCGCCTGATGAGGGACTTGCTTTTTTGGACCTGCTCCTCCGCCGTCGTTTCCTCCGGCGTCGCCTGATCCTGCTCCGTTATTTCCATCCTGTACTCCGCCATTGCTGGCGCTGTTACCGTCTGGATTTTGTGGGTCTTTAGCGTCAGCCATAAGACGTTGGGTTAAATGATGCGCATCACCCTGATGCGGAAGGTCGTAAAACACCACGACCGGATCGGTGGAAGGTTTTTTTCTCGTCAAACCTCAAATGACGAATGGGAAGTGAAACTCGAAAACAATTTATCATCGCTTCAAGTCGATTGTCAAAAATTCCAGCCGAGAACAATTTGCGAAATCCAAATCAGAAAAATTGTACTCAGTGAGTACATCATGAAGACCGGCCAAAATTTGACGACGTTTGTCTTACTGAGGAGACCGATTTCCTTTTTTGCAACTGAGAGAAATTGGCTTAAAGAAGCTCGGGTGATTTCCATATAATATTTTTATGGTTTAAAATCTGGATCAAGAATAGGCTCTATCACAGATCTGCAATTGGGGTGCATCGGCGGGAGCTGGTCTTTTCTGAGGTCTCTAATTTTACCGTCCAGTTCCTTGCATATCTCGGACGTTCTGTCATCAATTACGCTCCTATGGTATCCGTAATTGAACCCGGACAGAAGAAAAACCGAATTTCGAGCCGCCACGATTGTAGACCAGGTTGTGTCTCCGGCGGTAATTTTTACAACCGCGTCGGACTTTATTCTCCTCCCTTTGCTGTCCCTAAAGTCAAAGTCTTTTGCGAGCTTGCTGCTTGCACTACTGACAGCCTTTCGCTCTGATCCGTCTTCGTATTTTAAAAAATTCTCCCTGATCTTCTGGCGTTCGTTTTGGAGTATCACCCTGTTGGCAATCGATTGGTACTTGTCGATGACGTCATCGATCTGCTGCTCGATCGTGGCAGAGAAAGCCTTCATTTCCTTTAGCTGGCCTTGGTTGAGTTTCTTTGGTGCTTGGCCGATCAACTTGTAGGCATCCCTGACCTGATCCTTGTAGGCTCGATTGATCTTAGATTGCGCGAATGTGACGAGCGCCCTCCGAGCCTTATCGACCGCCCTCCTTACCTGAGCTCTCTTCTCCCTTATTCCGTCTTCTGATCTGGATATAAAAAAAAGGATCGTGATCATTTCATTCAGCCCATCTGTGATCTTACTAGTGATCTCCTCTTCTGTTTTGATCATCTTTTCACGCTCTTTTTGAAAGTCGGCCATGTAATTCTATGAAAGTTTTTTTGAAGCTATAACGGCAGCGCCTCGGCTTGAATACTGGACTGTTCATTATTTATGGCCTGCAGTTCTACCTCCACCTCCTCTTCTGTCTCAAGGTCTTGATACTTCATAATTGCCTTTCGTCTTGAAACAAGCTGAGCGTCAATGGCGGTTGCAAGCTCATCGACCTGTTCTTTCTTGTCTACAGGGAAACTATTAGGCCAAACAACAGAGAAATCAGGATCCTTCTCGAATCCGAGCTTTTCTCTGATCTCGTTGATCTGGAAAAGAGCCGTGCCGAATTTTCGTTGTGCCTTTTCGATTCTCTTGATGAAAGCCGCGCTTCTTTTGGTTTTTGTTGAATCAGACTCAACGCCTTTCACGGTCTGGATTCCGAAAAACTCAACTGGGATTCTCAAAACAGCGGAAATCTGAACGATCAATTTCTCAATAAGGACGAATGTTTGGTCAATGAGGGGATTCGTGTTCATGATGTACCCTGGATTCGGATCGCCCTGCTCCATCAAAATGACTTCAAGCTTTGATAAATCAATAAATCCGTCTTTGTCGACCGGAGCCTTACTGATGGGGATGTGAAGTTTGGCTTGCAGATGCTTAAGGAGCTGATCCTGAAGATTTACAAGCTCCACTTCAATGGAAGAAATCATTGATCTGATCTGGATAACGTCCGAGCTCCCGTACTTTGTGATCCCTCTCTTTGTGTTGTGAACGACAACGATCGGATTTACGTCGAGATTTGTGTTTTCAAAATCTGGAAAAAATCTCGTTGCTTCCATTGTAGAAAGCGGAACTTGCTCGCCTTCAAAAGGGAGGTACTTAGACGATGCGTCTTCCTCCGAGTTCTTCATGCGAAAATAAACCCCCGACTTGTTGGTTTGGCCTGCAATTTTCCAGAGCTTGTTTTTTATGGTTCCGGGCCTATAAACCTGCTCGAAAATGTACCTGTTGTAATCCCCCTTCTGATCGAGCTCAATGTACCAGTTATAAAGCCGTTCCGTTCCGTCGTCGTCTTTGATGTATCCGTCGGGAGACTGCCATTCAACCTCAAATTCCCCATTTACAATTTTTAGCTTAAAAACACTTAGGCCGCCCCAAGTAAAACTATTCAGCCATTGGTCAATATCAAGCTCTAGTGAAGTCGACGGCATCCCAATGAAATCAGAGAAAATCTCAGAAACTAAGGACGGGATCGAATACGAAATATTCAAAAGCTCGAGCCTTTGTTTTCTCTTCACTTGGTCAGCTCCATCAAAAAACTTCTCGTAGATGAAGGCGGTTTGGATGTGCTTTGTGTTGCTGAGGTAGTCGGGTGTGAGCATCTCTTCTACGCTCGATATGTCCCTAAGCCTCTTGGCTTCAAGACTGTTGATAATGATTGCCATGGTTGTAGGGGATATCTTGATTCATTGGAATATTACAGTCATGGGATCCTTAATTCAAACGTTACTATCTGACCCCTTTGATTATTCTCTCTTTT